TGAACCAGAATAACCGTGCAGCCAAACTCCTGCATAAGTGCAGCACAAGCGTCTAGCATGGTCTTGGCGTCTTGGGCGCTGTTTTCATCACCGGCCATGAACCTGTGCAAGGTATCCACTGTGATCACATCAGGCTTGATCTTGAGAGCTCGTATAGCTTCCACAACCTTCAAGTACCCCTCGGCGGTGTTGAGGTCTACACCCGACTTGCTGACCCACATATTCAAGTTGCTGACGTTGTTGTGATGCTTCCATGCTGCTATCCGACTTCGCAGTCCGTGATGCCCTTCACCGGCTAAGTACACCATGTTGCCTGGTCTGACCTTGTGACCAAACCATTCAGTCTTTCCACTAGCAATGTGCAGCATCCAGTCCAACGTCACGAACGTTTTACCGCCACCGCTTGGACCATGCACCATCACCAAAGCCTTGTCTTGTATCCAGTGCTTCACAAGCCACGCAATGGGTGCAGGCTGCTCTGAAAAGCTATCTGCATGGATAAGGTAGTCAGTTGCTACAACAGGCTTTAAAAGCAGCGCCAAGTCATGCCCTGCTTGAACGTAATCATTGGCATCTCCTAGCACTGGCGGTGTTGTCATGCGTACCCCATACTTTGCGCTAGCCTGCTCAGCGTAGCGTTGCCCAACTCCACTAGCGTCATGGTCAGCGACGATGCAAATGTCTAGCGTTGGATGGCCTTCCTTCAAGATCCCCGTCACCGGCACAAGGTTGGATGCGCTGTATGCCACCGCGCAGGGCTGGCTTGTGACCTCCGCTATGGTGGCGGCTGTGGCAAAGCCCTCGGCAATGTAGAGAGTGGTCGCATCATCCATGCTTCCAAGCATCCAAAACATTGAGCCGGTCTGGCCACCAGGGTGATACAGCTTGTTGCCTTGATGGTCAATATACTGGATGCTAGAGAGTTCTCCGTCTACTGAGTAAAGTGGCACCATCAGCCTGCCGTCGCCTGTAATCCTTGCGCCATGCGTCTTGATGCCCTTGCGCTGTAGGTACGGATGCTCTGCGCTTGCTGCCCCGGCCTGCGACCAGATCAGATCAACGGTATTAGCGGCAACCTCCCGCGCCTTTTTCACCTCTGCGTCACGCTGGGTCTTGGCCTCTGCCAAGCGCCGAGACTGTGCCATTTCCTCTACTGGTGTCAGACTGCGACCGATGTCTGCCTTCCAACTTGATTCAAAGCCCAAGCGCCAGCAGCCAAAGCGCCCAGCTGGTACACCATCACTGAAGGCAACATACCAACCCGGCTTGTCATGGCCTTTTTCTCCCTTGGTGCCACTGTTAAAACGATGCAACTTGCCATCCAAAGAGATCACATCTGGTGGCTTCAGCCCTGCGGCCAACATGGCATCTTTTAGCTGGATGTCAGGTGCATCAACGTGCTTTTGAGGGGGTGGTGACCAAGGGCCGCCAAGGATGTTTGATAGGTCTGCCATTTATTTTTCAATCTTTTGTTAAAAAGTTGTTGACACTGTAACATGAACCCGTGCTACAATGCAACCACGTTACGAACTGAGTCCAGACGGTAACGCAAACTGAAGGAGAGCCATATGGCTATATCGTTAAAACGCACCGGCGGCATTTCGTCCAATGGTGTCAAGCTGCTTGTCTATGGGCAAGCTGGGGCTGGCAAGACTAGCTTGATCAAGACATTACCACACCCTGTCGTTCTATCAGCGGAGGGTGGTTTGCTGTCCATCCAAGATGCTGACTTGCCTTACATTGAGATTACCTCAATGGAAGACTTACGTGAGGCTTACAGCTGGGTACTGGAGTCCGAGTACAAGAGTGTGGCTTTAGATTCAATTTCCGAAATTGCTGAAGTCTGCCTTAACCATGAGAAGAAGATCAACAAAGATCCGAGGGCGGCATACGGTGCAATGCAAGAGCAAATGGCTGACATCATTCGCTCATTCCGCGACCTTCCGAGCAAGCATGTGCTTATGACCGCTAAGTTGGAGAAGACTCAGGATGAGATGGGGCGTGTGCTGTACAGCCCATCAATGCCGGGTAACAAGACCGGACAGGCATTGCCTTACTTCTTTGATGAAGTCTTGGCTTTGAGGGTTGAGAAGGATGCCGAGGGCAATACACAACGCGCTTTGATGTGCGACAGCGACGGCCTGTGGCTTGCTAAAGATAGGTCAGGCAAGCTGGGTGGCTGGGAAGCGCCTGATCTGGGCGAGATCATAAACAAAATCGGGGGTGTGGCATGAGCAAACCTTCAGTAGGACTTATTGCTATGTGGTCGGGAGAACTCTCAGCCAATGTGGAACACATTAAAAGCATGGCTATTCACCAGATGGATGACGCTCAATTGGACGAGTTTGCCAAGTGTGTGCGTGACGCTAATTACTCCCTTGCCTCCCTTACCAAGTACGTTAGAGAATGTCAGGAGCAGCCATGAGCAACCTTTACCAACGCTGGCTTGATGCCAAAAAGCTGGAGGCTACTGCGGTGGCTGAGCGCCGGGAACTGGAAGACCAAATGGTCGCTGAGTTCTCTATCCCAAAAGATTTGGACGGCACTCTCAAGCGTGAGGTTGACGGCTACGTCATTAAGATGGAAGGCCGTATCAACAAGAAGATTGATGCTGACAAGTTGCAGATGCTGGCCGCTGAGTCCGGTTTATCTGAACACCTTTCCAGCCTTTTCCGCTGGAAACCCGAGATCAATGCAAAGGCATGGGGTGCGGCTGCCGACGCCGTAACCCAGCCCCTGCTTGGTGCCATCACGTCCACTCCCGGACGCCCCACTTTCACAATTTCTAAGGACTAATCATGGCTTTCCTTGACGAAGAATTTAACGCTGACTCGCTGCCAAAAAGCACTTCCAATTTTGAACCACTGCCGGAGGGTTGGTACAACGCCACTATCACTAGTGCTGAGGTGAAAGTCACGAAGGCTGGTGACGGCAAATACATTTCTTGCAAATACACCATCACTGGCCCAAGCCATCAGGGGCGCGTGGTGTTTGGCAACTTGAACATCAAGAACGCTAGTACTAAGGCCGAGGAGATTGGACGCCAGCAGCTTGGAGAGATCATGCGAGCCATTGGCTTGGCAAAGGTGACTAACACCGACCAATTGATTGGCGGGAACTTAGGCATCAAGTTGGTGGTCAAAACGGGCGAGTACGCGGGGAATGAGATAAAGGGTTACAAAGCCCTTGGTGGCATAGCCCCGGCTGCTGTTGCACCATTCAAACCAGTTGGTCCTGCTGCTGGTGCTGCACCGGCCAAGTCTGCTCCACCTTGGATTAAGAAGTAAGCAAAAAAAGACCCCGCTTGTGACGGCGGGGTCAAGATAGCAACATACAACAGGAACCACCAACATGAATATTCCAGAGCCAGAGATTACCATAACTTCCCTGATTGACCAAGCCCATCAATCAAGGACTGAGAAGCCCCGAGCTCATATGGGGTGTAGCACTTTGGGCCACCACTGCGAACGCTGGCTTTGGCTGTCATTCAGGTGGGCAGTGCAAGAAAAATTCCAAGGCAGGATCTTGCGACTATTTAGGCGCGGCTTTAATGAAGAGGCCATCATCATTAGCGACTTGAGGGCCATTGGCATGAGCGTGTCAGGAACCCAGCGCCGGGTTGACTTTGGCAGTCATGTATCCGGCAGCCTAGACGGTATCGGCAAGGGCGTACCCGGTGCGCCAAAGACTGAACACGTTTTGGAGTTCAAAACCCATAGCCTAAAGTCATTCAATGACCTAGAGAAGAATGGCGTGGCAAAGAGTAAGCCCATGCACTTTACACAATGTCAGGTTTATATGCACGGCACCGAGTTGAAACGTGCCTTGTATGTTGCCATCTGCAAAGACGATGACCGCATCTACACCGAGCGCCTAGAGTATGACCGTGATCATGCAGTGAAGGCAATTGAGAAGGGTCAGCGGCTAGCTCTGACTGACCGATTGCCACCACCCATCAGCACTGACCCAACATGGTATGAATGCAAGATATGCGCTGGCCATGACTTCTGTCACGGTAGCAAGACTACCAAGGAAGTCAACTGTCGCACGTGCGCTCACATCACGCCATTGTCTGATTCGACATGGCACTGCGCCAAGTGGGATGCCATCGTTCCAACTGACGCCCAGCTTACAGGCTGCGAGTCTCACGTTATCCATCCTGACCTTGTGCCGTGGAAACGCATTGAAGGTCTTGACTGGGTGGCAATCTATGAGATCAATGGGCAAAGCATTGCCAACGGTGAGCCAGGTGAAGGGGTGTATGGCTCCAAAGAATTGTTGGCCAATGCTGCGGCCTGCGTGGACGCTGACCCGCAAGTGATGGCGCTGCGGAAGGAATTTGACGGAAGGATAGTAGGATGAAATATCTATCCGTTTGCTCTGGCATTGAAGCCGCAACAGTTGCATGGCATCCGCTCGGTTGGACGCCAGTTGGGTTTGGGGAAATTGAAAAGTTTCCATGCCAAGTGCTAGCGCATCATTACCCAGATGTGCCAAATTTTGGTGATATGACTAAATTTAAGGAGTGGTCAATTGAATCAGATGTCAATGTTCTCGTCGGAGGAACTCCCTGTCAATCATTCAGTGTCGCCGGACTCCGAAAGGGACTGGATGACCCTCGTGGCAACCTCATGCTTACATACCTTGCCATTGCTGCAAAGTATCGGCCCCAGTGGCTGGTTTGGGAGAACGTCCCCGGCGTCTTATCCTCTAACGGAGGACTCGACTTTGCCTCCCTCCTTCGAGGGATGGGGGAACTCGGGTATGGGTTCGCATACCGGGTTCTTGACGCTCAGTACTTCGGAGTGGCCCAGCGAAGGCGTCGCGTGTTTGTTGTCGGATATCTTGGAAACTGGCGACCTGCCGCAGCGGTTCTTTTTGAGCGCCATAGCCTGTGCGGGTATCCTGCGCCGAGCAGAGAAAAGAGGGAAGGTGCTTCCGCCACAATTACAACACGCACTGGAATCAGTCGTAACAACCACGAAGAGTGTGTAAGTTGGCTGGCTGAGATAAGCAGCACCTTAGACACTACCTTTGGCACAAAAATGGGTTTGGAGAATCAGCACGTTAACGCTGGTTGTCCCATGTTTGTGCCAGCTAAAGGCTTTTATGAGACTGGGTTTGCCCAATATCAACAAGCAGATGTTGGTGGAACTATTAAGGCATCAGGCGGTGTGTTGGGTGGCGGTAGCGAGACTTTCTTGGCGCAGCCTATTGCATTTGACACCACCCAAATCACCAGCAAAGCAAACTACAGCAAGCCCCAAGCTGGTGACCCATGTCATCCACTGGCGGCAGGAGCTCACCCTCCAGCAATAGCACAGGCAATGGCTTTCCCTTGGCAGTCGGCACTTGACCCAATCGGAAATCCTACGGATCTGAGCGGCACGTTGGTTAAAAATCAAACGATGGCAGTTGCGCAACACTGCTATCCAATTAGCACCCAAAATGCTTTAGGTAGGGTCAATGGTTTAGATAATTGGCCTTTAAGTTTGGGGAATGATGGAGACCCAGCACCGACTCTTACCAAGTCACATGGTCATGGGGTTGCACAAGGCATGGCAGTCCGCCGCCTAACCCCCATGGAGTGTGAGCGCCTGCAGGGATTCCCTGACGGCTACACCGACATCCAGTCAAAGGGCAAGGCGACACCTGATGGCCCTAGGTACAAGGCATTAGGCAATAGCATGGCAGTGCCAGTGATGGCGTGGATCGGCAAACGAATTCAATTAGTTGAGGCTATCCATGCTCCGTGACTACCAACAACGCACCATTGACCAGCTTTACGTTTGGTTTGAGGCAGGTAACCGGGGCAATCCTTGTCTGGTGCTGCCTACCGGGTCTGGCAAGTCTCACATCATTGCCGCCTTGTGCAAAGACGCGCTGCAAAGCTGGCCGGAGACGCGCATTCTGATGCTGACCCATGTCCGTGAACTGATTAGCCAAAACGCAGAGAAGATGAGGTTTCACTGGCCGAATGCACCGCTTGGGGTTTACTCTGCCGGGTTGCGCCAAAAGGAACTGGGTGAGCCAATCACATTCGCTGGCATTCAGTCCGTCCGCACCAAAGCCAAGGAAATTGGCCACGTTGACCTTGTAATCATAGATGAGGCTCATCTGGTGAGCCACAAAGACGAAGGCGGCTATCGGACACTTCTATCGGACATCTATCGGACAAACCCAAATGTGAGGGTGATAGGATTAACCGCTAGCCCCTACCGATTAGGACACGGGTACATCACCGACAAGCCAGCCATATTCGATGCCCTGATTCAACCCACCAGCATCGAAGAACTTATCCACAAAGGGTTTCTATCAACCCTGCGAAGCAAGATGACCCGCACCAAGCTGGAGGTGGATGGGGTTCACAAGCGTGGCGGCGAGTACATTGAAGCTGAGTTGCAGGCTGCGGTAGACACCACTGACAAGAACCGATTAGTGGCCGCTGAGATTGTGCGCTTGGGGCATAACCGCAAGTCTTGGCTGGTGTTTTGCGCTGGGGTTGCCCATGCCCAGCACATTGCTGAGGCATTGAATAACGAGGGCATCACCACCGAATGCGTGACCGGAGATACACCATCCAATGAGCGTGACCGCATCTTGACCGACTTCAAGGCAGGGCGAATTACAGCATTAACCAATGCCAATGTGTTAACGACGGGTTTTGACGCGCCTGGCATTGATTTGATAGCCATGCTGCGACCAACCATGTCACCGGGTCTGTATGTCCAGATGGCAGGGCGTGGCTTACGCATAGCTGACGGTAAGACTGACTGCCTAGTCCTAGACTTTGCAGGCGTAGTCGAACAGCATGGCCCCATTACCGCCGTGAAGCCGCCACCAAAAAAGGGCGAGAAGCAGGGCGAAGCGCCAGTAAAGGTGTGCGACCATTGTCAGGAGATCTGCCATCTGAGCGTGAGGGTTTGCCCAGCTTGCGGTGAGGCATTCCCCGAGCCCGAGCGCCCTACCCTGAAGTTGCACAACCATGACATCATGGGCGTGGAAGGCGTGGACATGGAGGTCAGTAGCTGGACATGGCGCAAGCACATCAGCAGGGCTAGCGGCAAAGAAATGCTTAGTTGCACGTACTACGGCGGCCTATCAGATCTGCCAGTTACTGAGTACTTGGCAGTGACGCACGACGGGTATGCAGGGGAGAAGTCGCGCCGATTACTAGCTGAAATCGCGCATCATGCCGAGGTCACAATGGAATATGGCACCGCTGACCTGCACCAGATGGCGCAGCAAATGACTGAAGGCTTAAAACCATTATCAATAGAATTCAAAAAAGAAGGCAAGTTTTTCACCATACTAAAAAGGACATGGATATGAGACACCCAGAGCCACCAATTGTTACCCACTACCGCGCTACCGTGAACGCCGCGCCGCCACAAGTTTGCACGACTTGCGATAATTACACTAAGGACGGGGTTTGCTCACAATTTAATGAAGCACCACCAAAGGAATTTGCTAACGAGCCCGGTGAGTGTAGTTTTTGGGTATGGGAGGTGC